CGAAAAATCGATACTATAAACTAAAGCTCTACGTTGTGTATATTCTCCTTCATAATCGTCTGCCATCGTAATTGATTGCAAACTAATCGGCACGTCAAACGATTTATTAATACCTTCAATGAACTGGACAGCAACGGTATATGTTGGCTGAAAGTAAGGTACAATTTGTTCTAATATTTGAAGTGCGTCATCTTGGTTTTTAGCCATAATATTTAATTGCATATCTAAAATATATGGCGTGGCCTGACCTACCGAGTTACGAGTATCTTGAGTAACTGAGGTAGACATTTTATTCAGTCTATTCACGTTTGTACTTGAATCATATGCTAATGCTGTGATTTCAAAAGACATACGTGGTAGTTTTAAAGCGACCTTAGTATCATCTAAATCTGGTTGTTGATCAATACGCGACAAAAACTTTTGCTTAGGTCCATATGACAATGGAACCCTTTGAACATCTTTTACGATGTTATTGTTATCTCTACGCACGACATTAATGTCGTTAAACAGTGTGCCAAAAACAGCAACTGATTTTCTGAGAATCGCGTGATAAAAATGATCGCCTAACATCTATTAGCTACCTACGTTTCCGTTTAATGCAAATACAACCGCAGCCAATCTATCAACAGCATCTTTAATATTCGTTGGATCAGGGTCTGTCCAGTGAGCTGGATTTGATGGAGTATAACTTAAATTACCACCAAAGTTTGCTACGTTAGTGCTTAAACTATTTACAGAAGCATTCAAATTGAATGAAATAGTAGATCCAAGAATACTCGATGGATTAGTAATATCTACTCCAGCATCTAAAAGAATCATATTGCCTGTATTAATTGTTGAACCATCTTGAGTAGAAGGATAAGCATTTGCAGTGGTTATTTCAATAGCACTAATAACACCATCAGCAATTGTTGCCGTATATACACTTGGTGTAAAATTAGCAAAAGTAGTAGCAGATGCTCCTTCTTGCTGAGCTAAAGTTAGTGTTAATTGATCAATAACAATACCACCATCGGGTGCTGGTTGAGAACCACCGGTACCAACAACATAATCGTTAAATGGATCTTCGGCTGTAATCTTTTGAACAGAAGCTGGTTTATATTCAAATTCAGCAACTCCTGGTAAAGTAGATCCAGTAGGTAATACTACACTTGAACCAACAGCACTTAGAGTAGCACTTCCAAGTTCAATGGTATTACCACTTAAATACAAATCTCTAAAACGATTTGATGAAGTACCAATATCGTAAGCAACATTTGTATCTGGTACAATGTTTGTAGTTACATTACCAAACGAAGGAATCGTTGGTTTGTTTGTGAGGTTATTATAATCACCATCAAATAATAGATTAGTAGTATCTGTTAGATCTGATAAATCTACAGGTACCACATTTGTAGTATCTGTAAAAGCAGATAAATCGGTCGGAACAGTAATACCGTTAACCTGAGTACTCAAGGTGGTGAGTGTAGAGTTCACAGTCGTAATATCATTGTATACTTCTGTGAAGTTTGAATTAATCTTGGTTCCTGCCGTCCTTAAGGTATCACCTCTACCGTCGTCGGCAATATTACCAATACCAATAACTTGTTTTGCCATGTTTTACTCCAATTAGCTATCTTCGTCCATAGTTACTTCAGTAGAATCCATAAGGACAGTTGTTGAATCCATATTTGTATTTGCTTGTGCAGTAACAGAAGCAATTGTTTGGCCTGGTTCTCCGAATGGATTCCTTTCAGAGAAGTCAATGACAGAATCACCTTCTTGCTCAAAGTCAAAGTTCTGTGCACCGCCATCATTACCAAATGTAACATCAATACTATCATCAATGTCATAGATTTCATATAGTTTAGCATAGACTGTTGAATCAGGAATATTAGGTTTACCAGTATTCGCATCTATACCATTCATAAAGTATGTATCAGTATCGCCATCAGCCGATAGAATCAAATTGTGTACTTTATCTGAATTTGTTTGGAAGTCAAATAGTTCTAATTGTAGTGATGTTGTGACACCACCAACTGTTGACATTTCCGCAACTTCAAATGATAGCCATTTTTCTGCGTCGCCATTAGCATCTTTAGAGATGATTTGATATAGACGCATACCTTTTTCAATATCACCCGTAATATCTGTAACAAGTACAGAACGAGTATTTGCGTGTTCTTTTTCAATCTCATCGATAACTTCAAGACCAGTATTAAAGTCTTCAGAGTTATATTCAAAGAGACGACATTGAAGTTTATAAACCGGAACATTTTGCAACTGATAAAATGGTTGCTCATGTTCAACAAACGAGATCTCAAAAAAAGAACCAGTCAAAGGTAGATATAATAAATCACCTTCGTTAGGTCTATCGTTATCAACAGTATTGTTCCATAGACCAACTAGTTTATTCCAAGATCTACGTGCAACAACAAAGGTGACTTCATCTCTAATCTCTAAGCCGAACTTAGACATGAGGTTACCTTCACCACCAAAGCCTTCAATTTCTTCGGGATACATTTCAATCATATACGCATCATCAAAATACGATTCAACATCCTCATTAAGGATTACGTCTCGTGTAATGATTTTGCGAGGTAAATAGTAGACTTCTTGGCCATAAATTTTTAGAGCTTCAATTTGAAGATCTTCAAATAAATGTTGTTCTGCTAAATTACCTTGACTAAAATATACATTGCGCGGCATCTAATTATCCTACATAAAAGTCAACTGGCATCTCGAAGTTCATTCTAATTTCTTCTTCAAGCTTTTCTATTTCTGCAGTTGCATCTTCCATGATTGCTCTACCATTTAAGATGATACCACCTGGTAATTGCATGCCTTCAAATTTAGACATGTTTAATCCCCACTGATATTTAATCTGTGCAGTGGTATATCTCTTTAACCACATATCGTTATATATCTGAGGCGACTGTGTTGGATCAATAACAGCATCACAATCAACAATAATATATTCTCCAACTTCAACTGTATCCCAATCAATATCAATGTGTAGAATATCTTGATGGCGAGAAAATCTTGTAGGAGCCGAATTAGAATTCAAAACATGATTAATTGTTGATAGATACTGTTGTGTTTGAGCATAAAACGATAAACTACCACCAAGACGCATATCCCAGATATCGTTTAGTCGAATCTGGTAACGAGCATCAAACATATTAATTGACGAGTTTTCATCGCCAATCGGAAAGATACCACGAACATATGTGTATTGGTTATTTACGGGAATATACTTATTAGCAATATCGGTCGAAGTTATCTGGTACTTTAAATACGTACGGATAATCGCATCAGAGTGATACGTCTGATAATATTGCAGGGCTTCATCAACGCGATCTTCGAGCTGATCTTCGTCTACGTTAATTTCAATAACGGGATGACCAAGCTTGCGAAGAGCATAATCAATGAGCTCTTGTCTTGTTGTTGGATTCGCCATATTAAAGTCCTACAGTTTAGATTCTATAGGACTATTTATATGTTTTAGAATGTTAGAAATATTTTTCTAACTGCTGTATGGCATAACAACTTTAGCTGGCTGTTACTCCGGTCAATTTTTTAGACATTAAAGGTTTTTCTGAAAGAACTCTTTCTGCTTCTTTTAAATGCCATTCTCTATTTTGCGGACCATTAAATATTTTTGATTCAATCCAAGAAATAATCTGGTCTTTAGTTAAATCCTCAAATTGAGTAAAACCAGAAGAAGGAGGATTCATATCTAATATGTTGTTTACTTCGTAAAAGCTTGAACCATCACTAAAAATTTGCGTATAGTCAACTTTTCTGACTATATTAGAATTATTATTATCATGCTGAACAATTAAATCATTAATTTTATATTCTATAGTTATCATATTCCGTATCTACCTCTTCCAGCATTAAAGTTTTGTTGGACTTCAGCCGCGGTCAAATTTTGTCCATAGAATTGCCATTCAGATCCATAACCATATAAACGATAGTTACCATTAATTGCCCCTGCTGAAAAAGTATTACTAGTAGTACCAGTACTTGCTGATCCAGACTGAATTAACGCACCATTTACGTATACTGTATACTGGTTTCCATCAAAACTTATAACCTGATAATACCATTGTCCAGACGACAGCGTATAGCTAATTGTTCCACCTGTTCCAGAACCAATATAATAATATACATTTCCTCCATCTACAATTCCCTGATAAGTGTATCCTCCGCCT